CTGAGTTTAATGATTCAGGCATAAATTCAAACTTCCCATCTTTTCCTCCGCCAGCTTGACCCTGCATTCCCATTATTTCATCTGCTTGATCAGGGAGAAGAGAAAGAGCTTCTTTTTTAGAAACAAATGAACGCTTCCATAATCCATTACAATCAGATAAATCAGCTTTCTTAAAGAAGGGGTCAATAAGAAAACTATTATAAGCACAGTTATCTACACGTATATCACCAGAAATAGGATCACGACGATAATCCATCCATACCTGTAAGAGGTTCATACCCGTTACTAATGATCCATGAAACGAATCAGAGATCGTTTCTAACACACCTTCTTGCTGTGAAAGCCACATAAGTATCTTTGAAAACTGATCAGCAGTATCTGCATCACCATTCTCTGTAGGAACTGCGATTATAGACTTTCTATTCCGTCTCTGATTACCAGATATCATGTTTACAACACGACGAATTCTATTGAAGTTAAACTGTTTTCTACGATTTATGGGGATAGATCCGTAAATATCGTTCCACAAAGTCTGATCACCTGCTTCAAAGCGAGTGTCGGTATCTGCTTCACTCCAGAAGGACTGGTTAATAGTAATAGCCTCAGCATAGAATGCTTCCATACGGCTCAAGACACCGCGGTTTTTCTCATTATAGTACTGAGGTCCTAATTGAGGGAATAAAGGCACACTAATTCCTTTTTTAAAAAGTTTCTAGGAAAAAGATAGCACATTAAACCTTGGGTGCATCCTCTTTTCTACATCCCTTACAACCACAATCACCTTCAATCATTTTCTTCTCTTGTATAACTGACCATTTTTCATCAAACCAGAGGAAGAATTCTTTTCTATCTAGATAAGATTCTTTTGCAAACTCTACCATAGGCTTTAAGAGTAAAATGAGATTTAATAATTGATAGTCAGTTCCATGAGGACCATGAACCCTTTCCATCTTTGTCGCCTCATCCATCTCTTTATTTTTAAGTAAATCTTGAGCCTCTTTATTTATCTTATAAATATGCTGTATAGCCCATGCCATTGCGTGCTCTAATGCTTTATCCTTGTTCACTGACAATCCTTTTATTTGATGAGTTTTTATTAACCGCCTTATAATACTACATTTTGCCATCACTTCTAGGCTTATTGCCAGAACAATCTAACCGACAAAGAAATATCTTAATACGCTCTTCTATTAATTCGTCAGACATACCACTATTTCTCAACAGTTTATACAAGTTTCTTACGGCTCCTGACTTAAGGTAATCCTGATTATATTTAGGATCAAACAAGCCACTCTTTTCTAAAAACTCTTCAAGACCTTTTATTTTCATTTTTTACATCCTTTACATTCATACTCGCCCTTTAATAAACTTATTTTTATTCAGGCCGTTTCCACTTTTCCTCAAATGGTAAGTAACCCCTTAACATACTACGAGAAATCTCACCCCACTGATTTGGATATGATTTCACCAAAACAATCTGTAGTACTCACTTTTGAGAAGATACAATCTTGAACCCAACTTTTTAATCGACCTTAAAACTATTTAAAATAGCCTCTAAATCTTCTTTCTTATAGAATCTATACTTTGAAATAGGATGATAATACACCTTTATTCTTTTAGCTTTTTCCCAATTACGAAGTGTATTTTTATGAACTCCCAGAAACTCAGCTGCTTCTGTTATCATTAAGAAGTCTTTAAAATTCATCATTCTTTACTACTCATAGCAATAAGCTGTTTTTTTGATGATTCCATTATTTTTATCCCCGTATGTAATTAATAAGTATCTCTTTCACCTATTATAAGTATAACATAGACTACCAACCTTGACAACCTTACCAAACTATGCTATAATTATAGTAGAAGGTAAGGAAACAGATAAACAATCAGAAGGATAAAAATGAAAAATATAAACAAAGAATTGACCAAGACAAATGAAGAAATGATCAATTATATCATCGAACGAGGAGTAGAAGAATATTGCGAATTAATCGAAGAAGAAAGAGATGCTGGAAATAACGATGAAATTTTATGCAGAGTTGGTGGAGATAAATATGATGTTCTTTATGAATTAAGACTATTCATCCTAAACAATGACATTACTTCAAAAGATTCTTTAACCCCAAGAGCACTAAAAATATTTGCTAAGAATATCAATGAATTTGAGCTGGAAGAAGTATTAGATAGTCTCAAAGATATACAAAAAAGAGCTATCACAAAAGCCTACTTTGAAATAAAAGAAGAAGAGGAATTCGTTGCCAAAAATTAAGTAGTTACGGGCCCACGTGGGGCCATAACTTATAAGGTACTTCAATAGTGTGGTAGATCGTCTCTAAATATCGATGGCATATTACTGTTATTATTACGACCATAGAGTGTTTCAGCGTATCGTCTATCTAATTCTTCTGGTGTAGTTGTGTTTTTAACCTTAGGTAAAGAAATACAAAGGTATCTCATAGCATCAGCAAAATGAGAATTACTATCATGCAATGGATGTGCTTTATATACCTTTCGCTTATGATCATACTCTTGTCTATATCCCTCAATAGATTTTATTAAACTAACGCATTGAGTATTATCAATCCAAATCTTACCTAAAGAGGAACGCACAACCTCTATACCATCAATAATACTAATGTTGGCAGCAGTCATAAACTTTACTCCTAACTGCTTTGCCTTCTCAATACGCGTTAATCCTGAACCCCATTCTTTTACAGCAATGTCATGAGGGGCTATATGTCTACCATACGTATACGGTTTGTTCTTGATAACATTCACATAATGCTCAAGACCTTCTTTGCTATTCTCATAACAATCAATGATACGTACCGTCTGACCAATAGTCTGAAAGAAGATAATGCAAGTTGAGTCACGAACCCCTAAATCCCATGCTGTATGAACAGAGAATGCACTTTCCCATGGAACACTACCTATTTGACCCTTAAGTTTCATGCGATCAATGTATTTAGAATAATATGATCCTTCAACTCCGAGCGTAAAGCTACAGAAATACTCTTGTTGTATAAGATCTTCACTTATTAAACCAGAATATCTCTCTTTCTGTATTGTCTCGAGAGATATATGGCCAGTATCCATTACCGTAAGAAAACTCGAATACCAATCAGGATGATTTGATGCTATCTGATATAACTCATAAAAATGATTCTTTGCTCGTGGTGTACTCAAAAACATGGCCCAACCATCATTTGCTGCCAAAATAGGACGAGCATACTGGAACGCTCTTGGATCTGCTAAGGCCCACTCAGTAAACACGATACCAAGCGGGTTAGAACCTACTAAACTTCTATCGTAAGAGTCTGAACCAATCACCTGGATCAATGACCCATTAACAAGATGAAGTTTCATCTGTTGGTCATTCTTTCGCTCTATAAGTTCTGATGGTATATAGTCTAAAAACTTAAAACCATCATTTGTCATTGAGTCCCATATTATCTTTCTCCCGTGTGAATACGTAGGCGCACAATAAAAATAAACACCAGGCTTTAGCAATGCAGCTCGGATCATACAATTCCATCCTAAAACATCCTTTCCACTACGGCGTGCCCATACAGCAAGAATACGTTTGTAGCCCTTGTTGAATAAAGCATCCATGATAGGTATCTGATAAGAGCGAGGCTTAAATCTATTAAGCTTTAATCGTGTCTCTATTTTTAATTTCATGTACTCTTTACTTCTTTTTGGGAACGAGTGGTGAGTTTGGAATGCTATCAAGAACAATAACACTTGGCGCTACATGAGAATTCTCATTCTCTTTGAGCTTAGATCTCCACACTTCAAGCTCTCTTATATCTTCACAATAGAGTGGCATTGTATGTTTCACCGTAGAAGGCTCAAGCTTACGCGTTAATGCTCCCTCTTCTCTTCGTATGCCTATAATCTGCATAGCAACAGAATGAGCGTCTGTCATTTCAGGATATTTCTTTACCCATTTATAAAATGTTTTTTTTAATATACCTTTCATGATATAGAACTTACCAAGTGTAAGCGCTGAATCACTAGAGACAGACCACTTTACAAGCTCTTTTGAAAGTCGTGTTATAAATGATGATGAGATTGGTTTTACACGCATGCTAAAAGTATCTCGGTAATCTTCTAACCATGCGCTATAAGGCGTGTCAGAGTCACGTTTTGTAACCTTTTTTGCTGACTTTACTCTTTTATTGCTATTGTTTAAGGTTCTCTTCTTTACTGACATATATAAGATCTCCTTTATTATATCTTATGCTATCTCACTTATAGTAAATTCTACTCGTGGGTGCTTATCGTAAATCTTTTTTGTACGTATCTCAGCTATTTGATCAGTGCTTTTATAAATAATTTTATTGGAAGTGTTAAAAACAAACTTTAAACAGTCTCTTATAGAAGGACGAACTATACAGGACTTTCTATAAACACTTTTATTACTTTGATCTACTAGTGCACACTTTGGTCGTATGTAAAAAACAGCTTCAAGACATAAAGGTCCAGAAAATAATCGTGCTTCTCCATGCTGACCCTTAAGAGAAAGGAGCGTTCTTATTTTTAATTCTCGTTGCGCATCCCACATTCTCTTAACATTAGCAAAGCATATACGAGCTAATAAAAATGGGTCATAATCTAACACATACGTCTTGCTTCTACTCATTACAACTCCTATTGCAACTCTTTAATTTCTTTCGTTAACGATTGAATGCTGTTATACCATATTTTAGTCAGCTCTTTCAAGAAGAACCTACTACCTGATGGTGGCTCAATCAGCATCTCTTGGTATTTAATAATATCTTTTTTAGCCTTTTTTATCTTCTCTTGTTTAGATAACTCTTTTTCTACTATTTGCGGAGAATGATTACGTACCATATATGGACGATCTGCAATCTTTTTACTCATGATGGCAGATCTACCAACGGACTGTGCCTTTTGCCAGTCTGGTACAATCTCATTAGCATCACACCACTTCTTACACACCATAAAGAACCAATTAAACGGATCTTTTATATTTCTAAAGTGCTTCATCTTCTCTTTTGCATGAGCTATAGCA